CTACATCCTCTTTCATAGCGAGAATGTGCAAATCTTTCCCTCGCGGTGGGGGCCACTTGCTTATCTCCACCCCGAGAAAGACCAGCGACTCGTTACTGAGAATTATGTCGTTCGACTCAACAACGATTTAAACATCACCGATTGCACCAAGGTAGAAATGCTGAACTTGCATGAACCTATCTGGGAGTTTGTCGGATTAGAAGATGCTCGCCTTGTTTACTGGGATGGCTACTATCTCATCGGAGTTCGCCGAGACACCACAACTAACGGCGTGGGTCGCATGGAACTATCTAAGGTAGAGATAAATAAAAACAACTGGAGCGTTAAGGAAGTTTCCCGAACACGCATCAAAGCACCGCAACCCGATAACTCGTACTGCGAGAAGAACTGGGTTCCGGTCATTGACCGACCTTTTAACTTCATCAAATGGCACTCACCTGTTGAGGTTGTCTCTGTTGTGGGAGACCAAGCCATGCAAGACACGCTTCACTTCGGCGGGCTAAAGCCCGAAAAGGATCAGCGCGGAAGCTCGCAGGTTATCCGTTGGGGCGACCACTATATTTCTATCACGCATGAAGTGGACTTGTTCAAGAACTATCTTGGGCAAAAGGACGGCATCTACAACCACCGTCTCTGCGTTTATGATGACGAACTGCACCTTATCGGCATCTCACCTGAACCGTTTAAGTTCTTAGACGGCAGGATTGAGTTCTGCGTAGGAGCTGCCGAACATAACGGCGACCTGCTTATCTCTTGGGGTTTCCAAGACAATGCCGCGTTTATCTTGCAAGTACCAGGCGAACTTGTAAACGAAATGGTGGCAAAGTGCTTATAGAGACAATCATCGCGGATTTATCCAAAGACCCTTTTAATCCTGAGCTGAACTTCCAAGCCGCCGTAAAGTACGACTCGCAGAATCAAATTGCGAGCGCCGTATCGTTCTACTTGCGAACGGCAGAGTACGGCAAGGACACGCATCCGAGCTTGGTCTATGCCTCGCTGCTGCGACTTGCCAAGTGCTTCGAACAACAGAACGACAGACTGCACACCGTCTCTAACTGCATCTTGCAAGCACTCGCTTATCTGCCTTATCGCTCTGAGGCGTATTTCTGGATGTCGCGGTTCTTTGAACGCCAGCGTGAATACCAAGAGTCCTACACATGGGCCGAGTTGGGATTGCACAACGGACAGAAAAGCGATCCAACGATTGACCTAGAGTTCACCGATTACTGCTTGCTCTTTGAGAAGGGCGTGGCGGCGTGGTGGATTGGTCGCAAGGATGAAGCGGTCAAGATATTTAACGACCTTCTTGCCTACGACCTCACCCTTGAATATCGTGAATCGGTGGTGCGCAACCTTGCTTCTATTTGATATAGGCGCAAATAAAGGCGATGCAACTCAAGCCGGGCTAAACCTTGGCTACAAAGTAATAGCTATCGAACCGTCACGGATGTATGGCGAGCTTGCGGGTAACTTCATCAACAACCCGAATGTCACGCCCCTAAAATACGCCGTATCCGATAGCGACTATCAGACGGTGGAGTTTTACGAAGCTGACGAAGATGGGCTAAGCACCCTGAATAAAGATTGGCTGACCGCCGAGACCATGCCCTACTCGGGCAAGCCGTTTCATACGATACAAGTTCTGACAATCACGATGGACACCTTGGTCAAGAAACACGGCAAGCCAGATTTGACTAAGATAGATGTTGAAGGCGCTGAATGGAATGTTTTTCGAGGCATGACTCAGCACTACGGCGAGCTGACTTTTGAATGGACTCGGGAAACCTTGGATCAGCATCAAGAGCAGTTAGCCTATCTCGCATCACTTGGCTATACGAAGGTTGCACCACAGTTCATCGTTCATCACTTGCAACGACCTGCAACTTGGTACGACATAGATTTAGATGTAACAACATGGCGCAACGAACACGCATCATTTTGGGAATCGCATGAATGGAAAAACGCAGGACTACGACCAACTGCCGATGTGGGCATGATGTGGGTTATATGACAAAGGAGAACAAGTGGGCTTACTAGACCGCTTCGCCGCGCGCGTAGCCTCAGAGATTGTTAAAGCACCGGGATTGCCAACTGGTGCGGTAGCTATGTCTGAATCGCAACTGCGCAATAGTGTTCTTACCCAAAACTCAGGTTACGGCACACAAGTACCACTTCCACGCGACCAAAATATCGCCAATGTTCCTTTCAGCCCCGGCGTTCCACTTATCCCCGGCGCTATTAACCCGCTACAAGAGCGCGGTCGCCCTGATCCACGCCGCTATGAGTTCCTTGTTGCGCAGAACATCAACATCACCGAAACTCGCCTTGTACCGTTCAAGACCCTACGCGCTGCCGCAGACCAGATTGACATCTTGCGCCGTTGCATCGAAGTATTAAAGAACAAGATTGCCGCGCTGGAATGGGATATTACGATTACCCAAGCCGCTAGCGAAAAGATTATTGCTAACTCAGGTGGCAACCACCTTCAGGCGATGAACAAAGCCCGCGACCAGTTCGCTCCTGAGATTGACCGCCTCGTTGATTTCTGGCGTATGCCTGATGTGCAAGAAGGTTTGACATTTGCCGATTGGCTCAAGCTCTCATTAGAAGAAATCCTTGTGCTAGACGCATGGGCTATCTGGCCCCAAAAGACCGTAGGCGGCGACCTTATGGGTCTGAAGGTTCTTGACGGCTCAACTATCAAGCCACTTATTAACGACCTTGGATTCCGCCCAACACCAGAACAAGGCCCTGCTTACCAACAGATTCTTTACGGCTTCCCTCGCACAGAATTTGATGTGACGGATGATGCCCCTGCTGCCGATGGTGAGTTCACTTCGGATCAGCTTGTCTATAACATCATGAACCGCCGTACATGGACTGTTTACGGCTACTCACCAGTTGAGCGTTCGTTGATGATTGCCGATATTTACCTGCGCCGTCAGCAATGGATTCGCGCTGAATACACCGATGGCGTTGTGCCTGAGATGCTATTCGAAACCGATGCAACATTCGGTAACAACCCAGAGTTGCTTCGTGCCTATGAGAACATCTTCAACGATGACCTCGCCGGACAGACCGAACAACGCAAGCGCGCTCGTTTGCTTCCTGCGGGTATCAAGGCAGTTCAGTTTGATGGCTACGGCGAGAAGTTTAAGGATGTCTTAGACGACTATCTCGTTACCTCTATCTGCGGTCACTTCGGCGTTATGCCAAGTGAAATCGGATTCACCCCTAAGAGCGGTGGACTTGGCGGCAAGGGTCACCAAGACGGCGAAGCAGAGTCAGGTCAAGCTATCGGCGTTGATCCGATTTCGCAATGGCTCGGCAAGATTCTCACTAACATTTCCTACTCATTCCTCAATATGCCACGCGAGCTTGAGTTTAAGTTTATGAAGGCAGAGCGTCAAGACACCGAAGGCGTTGCTAAGCGTGACGACATCGTTGTTCGCAACGGCGGAATGACAGTTAACGAACACCGCGCCGAAGCTGGTATGCCTCTCTTGGATACTCCAGAAGCCGATATGCCTATCTTCGTTGCCGGACAATCCGTGTTCCTCTTTACTCCAGATGGAATGGTTGCTGCTGGTACTTCACTAGACGAAAGCGGTATTCAGGACAACGAACCTTCTGCCACAGAAGCACCTGCTGAAAAGCCAGCAGAGCCAGCTCAGGAAGAAGTCAAGAAGTTCATCCGTTGGGTTCGCCGAGGTACACCAACCCGCGCATTTAACTTCGAACATCTTGACCATGCTTACGCTGAAGTTCTCAATAAGTTCGTTGAGGAAAAAGACCTTGACGGCGCTCGCTGGTACGCCGAACGCTATTTGGGGTTGTAATGCAATGGCCCGCGCATGGCGCAACGGTTCGCATTGCTGCAAAACACGCTGACCAAATCCGTAAGGGATTCCAGAAAGCGTTTAACGCAGATGACATCGTAGAGCGTTGGTTTCACTCCCATATCGGGTCGGAATCAACTACGACACAACAAGCCCGCGATTGGGCAAGGACAAGCATTACACCTGACAAGAAGTATCTGCTTGATGCGTTGAAGCCTCTTTATGCAGACGGTTGGGTTTTGGGAACTGTCTCAGGTCAATATATGCTTCGCGGTATCGAAAAAGCGCCAAAAGCAGATGCGACAGTTGTTGATTGGGAAACATGGAAACCCGGCAACCAAGCTGCCGCCGCGCTCATTAAGCCTAAAGGCGGATTGCAAAATCTTCTTAACCGCCGAGGCATTGTCTTAGACGGCATCACCGATACCAAGCTGAACCGAATCGGTACAGTATTGGGTCAGGCGCTCGCCGCAGGTATTACGCCAAAAGATGTTGCAGTCATGGTTGACCAAGTAATCAATGATCCGCAACAAGCTCTTGTTATTGCTCAGACCGAAATGTCTCGCGCAGTATCCGTAGCTTCCCGAGATTTGTACGAAACTTCTGGCGTTGAGCAGGTCGAATGGCTAGTAGCTATCGGATGCGAAGATTGCCAAGAGAACGCAGATGCCTCACCAATCGGCATAGATGAAGTCTTTCCTTCGGGAGATACAGAACCACCAGCACACCCCAACTGTATGTGCGCGCTTGCGCCGTACATGGTTGATACCAGCACCCTATAAGGAGAAAAAATGGCAGCACCACTTCAACACGGCACAGTAACCGTAGGCACAACCGCGACTAGCTTGTTTGTCGTGCCAACAGGTATTCGCCGCGCACTTCTATACATCCGCAACAACGATTCCTCAAAGACCGTTTATATCGGTGACGGAACTGTTACTTCAAGCGGTGCTACACAGGGCTTGCCTATCCCTGCTGCTACAACTCAGGCAATTGAATTTACCGCCGGAACAACAATCTCTGTGATTGCTTCTGGCGCTTCAACATCCGTCTCTTATCTCTGGACAGCAGGTAACTAATGAATAAAGACTTCGCAACCTCGTATGCCGCCATTGTTAAGGCTGACAAGCAAGAAGATGGCTCGCTTATGGTTTACGGCAAGGCAACTGACGACTCTATTGACATGGACAATCAGATTTGCGATGCCACTTGGCTAGATAGCGCAATGCCAGCTTGGTTCAAGTCTGGTGGAAATATCCGTGAACAACATTCAAACATCGCGGCAGGAGTGGCTAAAGAATATGAAGCGAAAACTGACGGTCACTACATTACTGCTCATGTTGTTGACCCTGTTTCTGTTAAAAAGGTCGAGGCGGGCGTTCTTAAGGGATTCTCAATAGGAATCAAAGCCCCACGCGTTGTTCGTGACCAGAAGGCGGCTAACGGTCGCATCATTGACGGTCAGATTATTGAAGTGTCACTCGTTGACCGACCAGCCAACCCTAACGCCAAGCTCATCATGGCTAAGAGCGTTGAAGGCGAATCATCATTGGTACAGGTTGAAGAACTGCACGAATACAAAGCACCACTTCCTAGCGAGATTGTTAAGCGCGAAGTTTCTGCCGAAGAGCGTCAGCGCCTAGCGGATCGCGGAGCTGCGATGCCAGACGGTTCGTATCCTATTGCCAATGTCAGCGACCTCAAGAACGCTATTCAGGCGTTTGGTCGCGCTAAGAATCCATCAGCCGTTAAGAAGCACATCATCCGCCGCGCTCGCGCATTAAACGCTCTTGATGTTCTTCCTGACGAATGGAATGTAGGAAAAGCACTTAAAGGCATTACCGCCGATAGTGTGAAGTTTGACCAAGATGCCTTCGAAGTTGCCCGCCGCGCTATCGCTCAACTGATTCAAGTTGAAGCTGGCGAAATGGGTGACGGCGAGGACGAAACCTATTCCCTCGGCCAGCTTGTTGAGGTTGCTAATCACCTCATGGCTTGGTACGCAGGGGAACAACAAGAGGGAGAAACAATGCCAGAATCAATCGAGTTGTCTGCTGCGGCTGACACGGTAAAAGAGCCTGACACAACCGCCGGATGCGATTGTGCTGGCTGTAAGTCCTGCAAGTCTGATGGCGGATGCGATGACAAGATGTGCAAGAGTCATCACATGGACGCTGAAAAGTCAGAAACCATTGACAAGTGCCTAGAGTGCGGTTGCCACAAGCCAACCGAATCTCATGGTCTAACAACAGTAACCGTTCCCGCCGCTGGCGGATCACAGGTTGCTAATGTCAGCACCGTTGATACTCTTAACACCGATGGTTCAGTAAAGTCTGCTGAAGCAGACGCACCAGCCGAAGAAAAGGCTGACGAGGTTGCCGAAGTTGCAACCGAAGAAGTTTCCGAAGCAGAGCCAGTAGAGGTTCTAGCCGAAGAAAAATCCCTGCTTAGTGATGATGTTGTAAACGCCATCATTGAAAAGGCCGTGTCTATGGCTACGGAATCTGTGAAAGCAGAAGTTGAGCTTGCTAAGTCTGCAATTGAGGCAGCCGAGAGCAAGGCAGCATCGCTTGAAACCGAACTAGCACAGGCTAAATCTCTTGCAATGGGTGGCGCTCCAAAGCGCGCTGCTATTGCGGCAGGTAAAACCCCAACAAATGATCTGCTTGTTAAGGCTGCGCAGTATTCTGCAAAAGCCGCTTCAGCAACAGATTCCGTACTCGCTAAGGGCTACCGCGAAATTGCTAACGATCTAATCGCAGAAGCCAACAAGAGCGAATAAACCGAAAGGAAACACATGGCCCAGATGCCACGCGCAAATGACCTGTTTTCTGATGTGGACTCTGCTAAATCAGCAGCGTCACGCATGGATGAATACACAGAGGTTCTTGGTAAGGCGTTGACCAACGCTTCATCAGTTCCCGGTCAAGCACCAGCTCCAGATGCAACTGCACAACTTGAGGCTCTTGTAGCTAACAAGTCAATGTCACCAGATGCTATTGGCGCATTGAACTCCGCTTTGGCTGCACAACGCCAAGCACAGGCTGACATCGTAAAGGACATCAGCCTTACAACCCCACTCTCAACCAGCTTCGCAGCTTTCGACTTGGAAGCACCTGCAAAGCTTTTGACACCACGCCCAACACCACTTCGTAACAAGCTCCCACGCAAGAAGGGTGTCGGTACTTCACACCGCATCAAGCGCATTACTGGTTACACCGGTACTGGCACAGGCGGACAAGGAACAATCTGGCCAGGAATTACAGAATCTACAACCAACGCTTTCGGTTCAATCAACTACGAGCGTGGCCCAAAGATTTCGTACTCTGCTGACGATCTCGTTCTGCCATACAACTCATACTCGCTATCTGATAGCGTTTCATTCGATGCTAACTTCTCAGGTCTCGGATACCAAGACCT